AGCACAAACTCTAAATCTAAATTTAGCACTAGTAAATGTTGGAGAACTTTCTACAATTTCACCAATAGAAAATTTTCCGGAAATCATCTCAATTTCTAAAAGTTTTGGTGTAACATAAGAGTTTACGTCGATACCTTGGAAAAATGGATAAAATTTAGTAACCGGTCTTAAACCTTTAACATCAAATTCAATATTTCTACTTCTTAAAAATCTAACAGTTTCTGTTGAATTTGTTCTACTTTCTGTAGTAGTTAATGATTGTGTAATTTCCGGCGGAATAATAGTAGTTACCGTGTTACTTACGGATTGTGTTGATGTTGTGGTTGAATTTTGAATTTCTTCCCTAAACACTGGATTTTGTCCGGGAGTAAAATCTAAAATAACTCTATTAAAACCTGCAGATCTTTCAATTTGATTAATATATTGTGTTGCAACATCTGGGGGAAGAAGTTGGCGAATAACATCATAGTCTGCACCATTTCTTGCAATTCTTCTGTCATATTCTAAATGTATTGTTCTATTACCTATTATGGTATTGGTAAGTAATCTTTCTCCAGTTCCACTTACCCTATCATTTGTAAAGTTTGTTCCTCCAAGAGATCTTATTCTTGAAAATATAGTTCTTGCGTTTCCAATCCAATCAAAAGAATCGGAAAATGTTCCTAATTGTGGAGTTGGGTTATTTACAAATACTTCACGATTAACCGTGACATTATTAACTCTAGTGATATTAATATCAGGTAGTGGATTTGCAGTTGTTGTAACTTCATTAAACGAATTAGTAACATCAGTCCTTTCTTCAATCCAAGTATCAATTGATGGTCTGAGACTTACTAAACCTTTCCAAAAACGAACCAAAAATGGAGTTACACTTTCTGATTTAGTTGCATATGGTTGTTGGAAATATAAAACCTCATCATAATTTAATGTAATTAGATCTCCAGTTTTTTTAACACCAATAGAACCAAGATCTGAAACAAAATCATGAGAAGAATTTGGTGAATATGTTTGAGCAACTCCAGAAATTACTTCAGAACCTAGTTGAAGGTCAAGTGAAGTTGTATAGTGTGTTGGTCTTAACGTGTTTGTTGTTTGGTCTATTGCCGCTCTAAAACTTGGATTAGCCACGTCATGGTAAGTATGACTACTAAAGTTGTCTGCAAAAAAACCACATTTAAATCTGTCTAAACCAGTTTCTGCATCTTTAATTACAAAATTTTCAGTTTTACTTTCAAGCATTGAAAGTGTAGTGAAGTTTTCAACTCTTTGAATTCTGTCCTCTAACAATGAAATATCGGACATTCGATATCTTCTATGCTCCACCATTTCATAATCAACATTTTTAACATCAAAAACATATGGAGGGACATATGCATAAGCAATGTCTAAAGAATTCAATCTTTTTTGTGGTGGAACTGGATTATCTGAAGGAATTCCTTGAACAATTTCAAAAATTCCATCTGGATTGAGATTAATTAAATCAATTCTTCCTTGATAGTAAGAATAACTTACAGTTAAATCCTCACCAGGAGCAATAGTATATTTTGAGTATTGTCCGTCAGAAGCAAAATTCCTTGCAGAAAATTCAAATGGAGATTTGGTGTTTAAAATATAAGGAGAAACTCTAGGACGAATATCAATAGTATCGCTAAGTCTAGTATTTTTAAATGATGGAATATCATGCTTAAATCCATCTGCAGGATAACTATTAACCGTTATAAACTCTCCAGTATCTCCTAAATCTATAGTATAATTTTGAAATACTACTTTTAATTTTTTAGATGGCTCAATAACTCCAGACTTTCTGACAATTCTACCGTAATCATAAAAATGTTCTCTTTGACCATCATCTAATAAAAAGTTTTGAGTTACATTTTTATCACCAGTTGTCCTTAAAATTACAACGGAATTGGTTTTAGAATCTTCACCCTCAATAGTTTCTCCAACTTCAAAGGTAAAATTATTTAAATAAACATAATCCAATTTATCACTATCCCTTCTACCTACAATAAGTCCAACCGCCCCAGAAGAAGATCCTGTTATCTTTTCACCAACATTATAATCTAAATTACTATTTGTTACGCCAGTAAAAGAAGATAACTGCAAATAAGGTAAAGCTGGATCTTCTGATCCAATAGATTCATAGATCGCCAAAACTCTGAGAACATCAGGAACATTTAAGCATATCTCTTCATCTTGAACTCTAGTGCCATAAACATTACTATAAGTAAGACCATCATTTAATGTGGTAGTTCCAATTCCCGAAGAAACTAGTTTAGAATTTGATACAATTAAAGTTGATGTTTTATTGAGTTTTTTAATTTTTGAATTTGGATTTCTATTAACTACTGTTGCAATTATATCTGCAGTCCCAGAATTTTTGGTAAGTCCATTAAAAGTTAATGTTTTGCCATTGGAACTTCTTAGATACTTATCACTTCTTAATGGCTCAATTGACCCATCAGAATAGGTAATTATAAATCTATCTTCATCAAATGCTTCAAAATATATGTCAACATCTCCTGCAGGGATACTGATAGTAAGACTTGAATCTGAAGATACTGATTGAGAACTGAAAAGTCTTCTTTGTAAGATTTCACTTTCTGAAATTTTTATCGAACTTACATTCTTCTTATCTAATGGAGTAAGTAGGGATGAATTGGACGAAGAAAAATTATTATATAATTTAAAAATATTTGTTACATTAAATGATCCTGTTGGAAGTCCTCCATTACAAACTCCAGAAACGGTCGTAATTCCAGAAATAGTAAATGTAGTTCCTCCAGTTCCAACTGCAGTAACTTTATTATAAATTGGATCGCCACTATAAGTTGTACTTGCATATGAAACAATATCACCAACCTTAATTATATTGGTAAACTTGTTTTCAAGTCCAGCTGAAACAATGCCGTTATTAATGCTGAATGTTGTTCCTGGTTTTGCAATATATGATCTTGTATTAAAAACTACGTCAGCGTTGAACGTTGTTATTCCTACTTGAGAAAATATTGATTTGACATCAGATAAATCATAATCAGTAATACTAGAAATTAATCTAGTATTATCAATCTCATTGACGCTAATTGGTTCATTTTCTAAAAAGTTTCCAGATACACCATAAAGAGATAATGTTTTGGAATCACTTACATTTTGTCTTAAATATCCAACGGCTTTACTTCTTTTACCTTTAATAACAGATGGAGTATTTAAAGTTATATTTTGAGTTAAAGTAATTGATGTGTAGGTCTCGATATCAAAAAGTCTTAGTTGAAGTCTACTGGTATCATCAACATAATCTGTTTCAGGGACAAAATCGTAAACTCTTGCTGATCCAATTTCTGTTCCAGATGCTTGATATCCATCAGATCCTATTCTACTATCTCTTAGTTGAACTGTAGTTGTTGTGCCTAAACCTATTCTAGGTGAACCATATCCATTATTAACTATTGTAAGAACTCCTGCGTTAAAACTTAAGACTCTATTGTCTATAGTTGCTGTTGTTCTTGCTTTTGGAATATCTAGAAGTCTTGAGGATATAGTTTCAACATCATATCCACTTACATAAGCTTTACCGGGCCCAATTTCATAAACCATCAAATCATCTGACGGATTATTGCCCTGTACAGTTAGTTGGTTTTTAAAGTATATTCCTTTATTTAAAACCCTATCATTCAAACTGTCACGAACTACTAAACTAAATGGTTTTACAAAATAATCTCCTGATGTATCTGCAGTTCTTCTAGCTAGTTCATCTCGGATTAAATTATATTCGGGATTTTTATTGAAAAATTGAGTTACTCCATTTTCAATTCTTAAAATTTCTACAAAATTGGCAGTATCTAGTTCGTCAATTGGTTTTTTGGTAAGTTTTAGTTCTATTTTAAACCTATCTGCTCCCGGAGCAGCATAATTAGAAAATCCTTGGGCATTATCAAATAAAGTTTCATCTTCATCTGAGGTTACAATACTTTCAATTACATCAAAACCAACTTTATATGATGGATTTTGATTGTATTGATCTAGAAGAATTGTTTGAGAATTTACTTGAGCAAAATATCCACGAACAAAATAAACTCCATCTGCAACAGAAACCGCAGATCCTTCTGATATTGCATTTGTTGCTTTAGTATTGCAAACTCCTTGGCCTACTTGAATTGTAGTATTACTGTAAGTTAAAGGAGTTTCTAATAAAATCGTTTCAGCATCTTGGAATCTTCTATTTGTGAAATCTTGTCCACCACTTTGAAGATATTTTACATATAATGTATAATTTCCTCTCTCCGAATCCGTGTTGCTGAGGATATATACAATTTCTGCTGTTACTTCACTAGTAGACCCCTTAATTCTTTTTCCTAGTAATTCATTAAAGTATAAAGAAATGGGAATTCCATTAAATTCCGATTCTACTTCAACTGCATAGAAAGGACTTTCGTACCTTAGTTGACCTGGAATTACAAGAGAACCTTCTTTAAAAATATGTCTTCCATACTGTTCTACTTGATTTTGGAGAATTGACTGTAAACTAGTTAATTCTCTTGCTTGAATGGGGTAACCCGGTTTAAATAAGACTTTATAATAATTTTTATCGACATCAAAATCATCAAAATATGGAGAGACGTTGAGGTTGGTTTCCTGTGACATAATTCTTTAAAATTGCAAAATAACTTTGATATCTTCTTTTTGGTTTGATGACCTAGTTATTGAAGGTCTATTATCAACGTAAATTATATTGCCAGAGTGTTTTTTAACTTCTGGATTAGACACTCCTTGAATGAAACTTTGACCAAGATTATATGTTCTACTATTTATTATAGTACTTATACCTGGATTTGATTGAGTTCCAAAACTTGTATCAATATACAAAGTTGTTCCATTTATGAAAGTAGTTCCACCAGAACCAACAGAACTTGTAAAGCGATTTAAATTAATACCATATGTTGGTGAAGCATTTTGAGACCCATTGGTATTAAATCCAGCAAGACTTTTGTCTTGCCAATATTTTAAAATACCGGTGTTTTGATCATATGATACAACTCTACCAATAGCAGTTGATCCAACACCTATTGTTTGAGTGAATGAAGAATTTGCAACAAATGTAGCCGTGTCATATCCTGTGCCAGCAAGTTTTAGTGCGTAAACTGCACTTGCTTTTTCTAAATCTAATAAAGAAGATGAATTATATGCTTGAGGATTTTCTACAATTCCAACTCTTGCTACTTTATTTCCGGTAATAAAATCTGGATT